CTTCATAATTAATCCCGACTGGTATCTCAGGGCTAATTTCAGTAACTGATATATTTGGATTTTGCAATGGTCTATTCTGTTCTACATACGCATATTTGCTAGGATTATGAGCTAATGCTGTAATTTGATATTCAGCACCTTCGCTTTCAGTTACAGTAAGCACCCGCCATGTTGTAGCTTCTACATCTGTATTTTGCAACATCCATACACTACCAACATTTGGCGTTGTAGAATATGCTGTTGATACTGTAATAACAGCACCTACAACAGTTGTGATAGTGCGTTCTTCAATGCTGCCATCAGGCATAATAACAGTTAGCTTTGCATTAAATAAATCAGTTATATCTGTAGCATTTGTATTGTCAACTGTAATCTGAGTAGTTGTTGCCGCAGAAATCCGGCCAGCACGTCTGATGCCAGCTTTTAATGGGTCTGCAATTTTTATTACTTGCCCTGGCCTAACGACAACTCCAGATTCAACACTTGCTGTAAATGTAACAACTTCAGTTTCATTTGCCTCCGAGTAAAGAACCCATGCGCCCAGCCTTGCTGCTTGCCCGCGACTGGTGCAGGCAAATGCACGTAATTCTGTCTTGCTAACTCCATATTTGCTAATACCAGCCGCATCTTCTACTATCTCATACGCTATATCTTGCGTTTGTGTATCTAGGTAAGTAACAACTGCAACTGTATGTCTAGTTTTAAGACTGCTACCGCTATAACTAAATCCAGCTTCTGTTACATTAGCCATTGTAAATAAATAAGACGCATCTCGTGGTGCATCTTGCGATATAGTCAACGCGCCAGTTGCCCAGTAGGGCATAACACGCATTACGCTGGATAGATCATTGATTAATTTATAAGCATCATCTTGGTTTTGGATTAATACATTACAACTAAAACGTGGTTCGGTGCCGCCTAAGCCATTTGATACTAAAGCTGATGCATAAGCTGATGCAGCATAAAAAGCTGGCTTATCAAGTTGCGAGTCAGTTATATGCTGTCCAAAGCCATATCTAGTATTAGTAAGCAGATCAAATAAAATCCATGCTGGATCTGATGTCCATACCCGTGCATTCTCGGCTGTCAGTGTACCATTAAATGTATAGCCGCCAGGATAAATAATACGGCCATTGGTTTGATCTATTGTGACACCTGTTGGCACACGCACCTTGACGCCACGAATGCGATAGGCGCGACTTGGTAATGAGCTAAATTGTTGCGCATCAAATTTAATTGCAACAATTGCGCTATTAGGATATGTAAGCTTTTGATATGTAATCTCTTGGTAATATGTCCACTGGAATGCATTTACTAAGGTAGCTGGGTCAGCACTGTCGGCTGTCAGTCTTGTAATCTTTACAGCTACCGAACCAGTCCAACCGGTAGTAAAATCAACCCTATAATCACGCTGATAAGAATCAGCAGTACGGCCACTAACCGTCTCAGTCGCTACAGTAGTATATGCGCCACCATTATACGAAAGCGCAATTGTAAATGAAAAACTAGCGCCTAATATATCACCCTGCGTGTTAAATTCTTGCAATGCTGGTACTGTAATAGTAATAACAACACCGTTAACATTTACATCAGTTATTGTTCTTATAACTGGTGTTGCCTGCTCTACTGTTGAGTTAACGGTAACCGGTTCGCTAATATCGCCATAACCCTGAATATATGTTTGCGCTTGTGTGCCATAGCGCGGTTCAATGGTTACATTCTGGAAACTATAATCAACTGGTTGTACATTATTTAAATCAGCACTAGCCCTTAAAATAGGTGTTTTATTAAGATAAATATCCTTTAAAGCCGCAATATTATATGCAGTAGTGCCCTTGGTTAACCCAGCCGCTGATGGGAAACCTTCAATTTCGCCTTCACTAAGCAAGTCTAAAAATGTTGCATATTGTGTGCTAGCTAAACTATCTGCTGTGCGTGTCGGTGTGCGTGGTCTATTGGCTTCAGCCTGTGCTTGCGCTTGATCTTGTTGTTTTAGTAATGATACATAAGTTGCTTGGTCTGAACCCTTTAGGTTCATCGCCAGCGTTATCTCAGCGGCTGAAGGCATTACACTACCTCCAATGTCGAAACATTAGCTGATATAACAACCGAGCCAACAACCGTCTCACCATAAATAATAGGTACTGGTGTACCTTGCACTGATGTGTTTTGGATGCCGCTAAAGCTATAAGATTTTTGTGGGTCCATCTCCGACTCGCGCATTGTCTGGCCTGTATAAGTAGGTGAATAACCACTCATCGCCGCTGGTGGCGCTATCCGCGGCACTGGTGTAAGCATTTGCGCCACACCACCTAATGCAAGGCTGGCGCCAATACCAACGCCAATAGTGGCAAATGTACCAAGGCCAGCAATACCGCCAGCAAAGCCAAAGGCAAAACCGGAAGCCAAACCTGCTGTCAAAATGCTTAAACCAATAATTGCTACGCCAGCCAAAATTTGACCTAATCCGCCTTTACCGCCAGCGCCTGCTACTACTGGAATAATACGTATAACATTTTGGCCTATAGGATGGCTAATCTCTTCTTCGCTAATGCTATAACCGCCAACTAATATCCGATAATCATGCTGCACCATATGCGCTTCTAAGCCAGCAAAATTTACCAATAAATACCGAACCGCTTCTGCTACATCACGGGCTTCAGCCATAAATGACCGCACACCCATGAACTTAGCCAATTCACCATAAACACGGATTTCGCGTAGCATCACCAGCCATCTCCTGCTACCAGCTTACTCGCATCGGCATGACGTAACCTGCGCCCGGTTAACCCTGGCCTGCAATGGTCCCTAACGCTTAGCTGGTCACGCAAATGATGCAGCATCATGCCATTACCTATAAATACACCAACATGGTTCAATTGTTGGTCGCCGATCCGCATCAATAATGCATCACCAGGTTGCAGCAATACATCATCAGCTAATTCATAAAATCCAGCCGTTTCCCATAAGCCATCAAATAATGGTTGCGCTTCAAATTCTTCTAGTGATGGCCGATCCCAATCTGGTAGCAACAAGCCATGCAACGCATACCAGTCACGCACTAACGTCCAGCAATCGCTGATCGCCCATACCCATTGCCTACCGATCAATGGGATGCATTTACCCCAGCTACCATCAGCAGGATTAACAATATGCCATGGCAATTGGCTGCGTTCGCAAAATTGACGATCCATGGCGCTAGGGTCCGGTGATTGTTCGGGATGGCTATGTACTATTGCAATAATATCTGCTTCATCTTCAGCTTTTGCCCAGTCGCCCGGATGGATAATAAAATGATCGGTATCATCCGCAAGATTACGGCAAGCGCAATATACCGTATCGCCAGCAACATCAATAAGCAAGCCGCAGGATTCATTCGGTGCCATAAGCTTTGCATGGTCAATAGCTGCATCACGCCATGTCATTGCGCAAATAAACCAACGCCAGGGAATGACCCAAATGGTAATTGCGCATTAACGCCAAATCTAGTAGCGCAACTGGTTAACCGCTTGCCGCATACATCAGAAGCAGCAGAACCAACTGGATTATCATTAGCGTCATAATATGTAGCTGCTGTATAACTGCATTCAGTTGATCGGTATACCCATTGACATAAGTTAGCAATACATTGACGTTTAGGTGCTCGCACACCAACTAAATCAAATGCTGCCGCTAATTCCCATTCTACGAATTCACGCGATTCTGTTACCTTGCGATCTAGGTAATAAATCTCTCTAGGAAATTCAGCGGTAGGATCAGCACCAGCATTGCCTGCTGTAAAATTAGCAGCATCAAGATAACGCGCTAATGTACGTATCCTAATAAATTTAGCACCATTTAAATCATTACCGGCATTTGTTTCATTTACCACTAATAATATACTGGTCACATACCGCAATATATTGCTTACACGTAGTGTTGGCCGTGGCAGTTGACCATTACCGTTATAATCAAAACCTGTAGCTTCAACCGGAAATGCAATATAAGTATTCCCAGCCCATACAATATTGCCATTATTTACTTCATTAGTGCCAGCATGAAATCTAAATACCGTATTAGCGCCATGGATAGCAGTAACAAGATGAATTTCAAACAATTCAATAATTGCTGATGGTGCCAGCTTTTGTAGTTCGGATACTGGTACGCTCATGGCTCTGCTACCTGCTCAAATGTTGCCTGCACTGAATTATTATTATAATTTTCTAAAGTCCTACTCCATTCCCGGCATACCCATTTGGTGCCGCCGCCCGATGGTGGTGTCCAGTCAAATGATTCAACACCAGCCCGTGCATTAAGGAATGCTTCAATCGAGTCTGCATCAGTATTAGTGCGATTTCTAAAAGTTAAAGACCAGCTTTTTAGGTTTTGATTAATACCAAACGCCTGCCTTTTTTCATAACCATCACCAAATTTAACTACTGTGACTGATGGCTTACTGCTAACCGCAGCACCAAAATCTGATACGTATGTAAATGTTGGCATTAGGCTAGCAGTCCTCCAGGTCTACGTTGTTTGATCAGTTCAGCTTGCACCGCAGCACTAAGGGCTTTACCTAATTGATCGCCGCGTGGGGCATTACCCTGAACGCTAGTGCCGCCTGCATCTACATTAACAACAACATTAGTGGCACCGCCACCGCCCTGCATCGCTACCGGGATGCGGCGACCGTCAGGCAATGGCACATAAGCCTCAGGCATCCGCCCTTCACCATACATAGCAAGTTGCGGGCTATTGGCGATACCACCTGCTGCATAACGCTTTAACGGCATTGGCCCTTGCGATGTCATAATCCCGCCGCCAGCAAACTTAAAC